TCAATGTTCAGACGCCGAGCGTTTTCCCGTCTGACAAGTTGAGCATCGCAAACTACACAGCAGCCACTAACGTGACAAATTTTGCGGGCGGGAAAGAAGGGCAGCGCATCACTGTTCGGCTTGGCCCTAACATTACACTTGTCCACAATCCCGCCTCCCTCTCTCTTAAAGGAGGGACCAACCTTTCAGGGCTGACAACGACCGTATTCATGGATTTCATGCAAACCGGCGGCGTTTGGTTTGAGCAATCCAGGAACTTCTAACGAAAAAGCCCGGCTCAGGCCGGGCTTTCTTTCTCAACGTAGGCGTCGTTTTATTGCTGTGTTCATTGGGTTTTCAATGTACTTGAACAGAACAATTGAGGCCCCGATGCATATGGAAAGATAAATGACGAAGAAGAAAATCACGCCGTACTTGTACAGACCGTAAGTGTCGAAGAAGTGAGCAACCCAAGGCATCAAGATCCAATGGATCAAGTACAGGCTGTATGAGGCGTTACCCAGCAGTATCAAGAATTTAGGGGGCGAATAGATACCCTCAAGGCTCAGCGCCGCCCACAGCATCATAAATGCCAGGCTGCCCCAAACGACGGGTCGATAGAACGCCTGGCCATTGAAGCCCGGCAGCAGGTTGTTCAACTGGACAACCAGTAGTAGCGGGATTGCCAATACCAGAATCAGGATAGATGGAACCTTTGCCAGGTGCACACCGGCGGAATGAACCCGATACAGAACAAGCCCGAACAAGAACTCAAACATCATGGACGAGCCAATCAACTTCACCGGCGCGATCCAGTCGAGGTAAGGCTTTGCTGCTGAGTTCAGTATGAACAGAGAGATAAGCATGATGGCGGTGGTGGAAATGATGAACGTCTCCAGCCGTCTAACGCCCGCCACCATCAGTACCGCGATGATGGTGTAAAACATGAACTCAAACTGTAGCGTCCAGCCAACGTTAAGTGTTGGCGCAACGAATGAGTGAGTGAAGGTCAGCGACTCGAAAAGTAGTTTCATGTTCAGCTTGGCCGCGCTGAATGCAAATGCGAGGTCGGGGTTTGGCTTGAACCATCCGCTGCCAACGATCCATACGCACACGAATACGAGCATTGTGACCAGGAAGTACATCGGCCAGATCCTGGCGACCCGCCGCAGGAAGAACGACCACCCTGACAACTTGACCTTCGACATTTCCGTGTGGGAACCGCCAAACAGAATGTACGGGATGATGAATCCGCTGATTACGAAAAAGATGTCTACGCCAAATCGGCCGACGTTGAAAAACTCGTTTGGCAATCCAAATGGCGCAATGGCGCCGTGGGCGATTACAACGAGCGCGGCCGCAACAAACCGCAGAACCTGGATGTTATTGAGCAATTGTTGATCCGTCCTTTTGGCGCCTTCTATATGGCGCTTGGTTATTTCCGCCGGCCTGCCTTGCCTGCGACAGCGGGGCGATTCTACAAGCGAACGCAGGATGTGTCAGGTTTGTGGGTTGGTGTTCGTCGGCAGGACGCCGATAGCAGGGACTTTCTCGGCGAAAGCCTGTAGGGAGATTTGCGGGGATTAGTGAATCCACGTTCAACATCGTTAGGCGTCGATTGCAGTGGGCGCCTACGTAAGGTGTTGCTGTTTAAGGCTTTTCGGAACGTCCGCCAGCATGGGGTGCTAGGGGTCGAGTGTTCGAATCACTCCGTCCCGACCATATTTTTCAATGACTTAGGCCAGTGTTCACAACATTGGCCTTTTTCATGTGCGTGACATTTGCGTGACTTGTCGTTTATTCACGCCTGCTTCCTCTTCAAAATTGTCAGGACCGGTCCTCGCGAATCGGTTGCTGATACCATGTTCGCAACCTCTATCAGATGCCCGAGCTCAGCGTCCGAGTAGTGACTGGTGATGCTGCCGTTCTTGTGCCCCAAATTTTCTTGTCGATATGCCAGATACCTTTCCTTTGGAAGAGGCCTGTGATCGATTTTCGCGCCATGACTTATCTCCTTTCTGGCGCTCGCTGCGGGGCGATTGTTGCTCCGTTGCGCCTTTTTTATCAGTCGCCTTTGCCTCGACGTAAGCCGTGGCCCAGTCGTCCAACTCCTGGCGGTCGAACCCGACGCCACGCCCGCCGATGGGGAACTCGCTGACGAAGGGTCTGACGGTTTCGTCGAAAACTGCCCGGCACATTCCCAGGTATCCAGGTGCTTCCTTTGCCCTGATGAATCGAGGGATCAGCTGTTGAGCTCCCACAGCCCATTCCGGGCCGGGTGTCCTTGCCGCTATTGCGGCTGACTTTGAAGGGGGAGGGGTTTCTGACAGGGGGCGCTTCCGACGCGCTATGCTTCGGTTTTCAAGGACGTGAGGAACACGGATGTCTAGCTCGTTTCAGGCCTTCGGGTTTATCTTTCTTGCGTGTGGTGCGAGTCTTCTTCATCTATGGCTTATCTGCAGGGTGATGGTCAGCAGCATCGGCGGGTTGAAGAGAGCCCTGTTACTGGCAGCACTTTTACTTGCTCCGATATCTGCTCTTACAGCCGGGCACGGCTGGCATGGAAAGCTTATCTTTCCAGAAGATATTGAGATCAGTTCGGACTAAGGGCTGCCCTGCGTGCATGCAGATGTTCATTGCGTGGAAGGCTTCGAAGTTTAGGCCGGGCAGGCCGGTCATGGGCCCGCTGAGGTAAATCCGTTTAACGGGGAGTCCTTGCCGGGCCATGCCCGGGCGGTGGAGTGGGGGAGTTATGTGGCGCGTGCTTGTCGCTCTTCGGCGCGCCATGGATCGTTGGCCCTGGCCAGTGCTGCCATGGGCGGTGGGCTCACACTGTTGCCGCACATGTGTACCTGCTGCGTGACGGTGAATGGCTTGCCGTCTGCGCCGTGGGTGATGTGGTAGTCGACGGGGAAGCCCTGGGCCTTTTACAGCTCGGCCGGTTTGAGCATCCGTAGGCAGATGTCGACGATCACGTAGGGCGTACCCTTAACCATGACGGTGACCAGGGCCAGGCGGTCCTTGGTGGTGATAGTTGGGGTCGGCGCATCGCAGGCGCTGACGTTCTCGGTACCGTAGTAGCTGATCAGGAAGGCGGCGACGCGCAGGGCACCGGCTTCGTGTTCAGGTGACAGAGTGAGCGACACCAGTGAACTCTTGCCGCCGCCACCGGCGGTGATGGTCGGCGTCGGATCATCCAGGCCCTGGCCCACGCTTCCGCCGAATGCCCGCTCCATGAATGCGCTGACCAATCCGTGGTGCTGGCCGCCGGCGCTGATGGTGTGCAGCGGGTCATTGGCGTCCCGTGCATCACAGTTGCCGCGCATGTGCACCAGGTGCGCTGTCACCAACTGCTGCTGGCTGCCGGTGTTGGTCACCGTGGTCATCGGGTCGCGTATGTCCTTGGCGTGCACGGTGTTGAATCCGCCGTTGGCCTGGATCATCACCGCGGTGCTGACGGATTGCCCGCCGCCGCTGGCGGTGACCGTGCCCACCGGGCCGCAGATGTCGTTCACCCCGTGGGAGCGGCGCTTGTTTGCGCCGGAGCCCTCGCCGTGCCCGGCCTGTACGATGCAGGCCGAGGCAAGTACCCGGTGGTTCTGGGTCATCAGGGTGCCGGTGGGTTGTGAGTATGCTGGGCCACCGGCCCCGACCATCAGTGGGCTGATCAGCGTCAGCTCGCCGCGATTCGCACAGGTCACCGTCGGCAGTGGTTCGAGCGGGTCATTGATCCGGTCACTGCCCTGGTGCGTTGCCGGTGCGATCACCGGGCTGACCACCGAGAAGGCACCGCCCTTGGGGTACGAAGTGATCGTGCGCAGCGGCTCGCTGGCGGACTGCACCGACTTACCCGACCAGTTCGCGATAGGCACAATGAACGGCGCCGGGCTGTCGATGACGAATTTCTTCATGCCCTTGGCGACGCGGCGCAGGGTGGCGTCAGCCAGGTCTTTCTTGCGACCGAAGATGCTTTTGTCCAGGTCGCTGAAGTCGATGCAGTCGGCCGCGGTCTTGTACTTCTGCTGGCCCTTGGCCGGGCTCTTCGCGTGGGTCGGCTCTGGCCACTCCACCACATAGCCTATGCCTTCCAGCAGGGCCACAAAGCGGCGCCAGGTGCGGCCGCGTTGTTTCGGGTCAGGCACCAGGAACTGGTTCGACACCGGCACCTGTTCGCCTGTTTGAAATCGACGGGACCGAATACGGTGCCGACTATCTGCGCTTCCACGGGCACGCGATTCCGCATACGCCGGAAGAGCTGCTGGCCTACGAACACTCGGAAGAGGATCTGCCCGCCAAGTCCATCTGGTGGCAGGGCGAGGAATACGCGGCTTGGCCGGTGCAGATCGAGGGCATTTCCTCCAGCAGTGACGGCACCGCCTCACGCCCGACGTTCGCCGCCGGCAACATCAACGGACGAGTCACGGCGCTGTGCCTGGCGTTCGAGGACATGCTCAAGTTCAAGCTGACGGTTCGGGAAACTTTGGTGCAGTACCTGGATGCGGCGAATTTTCCGGAGGGGAACCCAACGGCTGATCCGACCCAGGAGGCGCTGGAGATCTGGTTCATCGACCAGAAAACCAGTGAGGACGGCGAAGCGGTGGTCTGGGAGCTGTCTTCCCCGGGCGAGATCGACAACCACGGGCTGCCGGGACGGCAGATGACGACGTTTTGCCACTGGGCCATGATCAATGGCTACCGGGGGCCGGATTGCGGCTACACCGGCGCGGCGATGTTCGACGAAGAAGACAACCCCACGGACGATCCGTCGAAGGATCAGTGCAAGGGTTGCCTGTCCTCCTGCAAGTTGCGGTTTGGCGAGAACAACGAATTGGCCTTCGGCGGATTCCCCGCCATTTCCCTGATTGCCCGGAGCTGACCATGCGCAAGCACATCATTGCGGCCATCCAGGCGCACGCGGCGGCGGAATTTCCACGCGAGTGCTGCGGCCTGTTGCTGGCCATTGGCCGGGCACAGAAGTACTTCCCGTGTCGGAACATCGCCACGGAACCGAATGAAGAGTTTCGGCTTGATAGAGAGGACTACGCTGCGGGGGAAGACCTGGGCGAGGTGATCGGCATCGTTCACTCGCATCCTGACGCCACCAGCAGGCCGTCACCGCATGACCAGGCCATGTGCGAGGCCACCGCCTTGCCCTGGCACATCCTGTCATGGCCAGAGGGCGACATGCGCACGATCACGCCAACGGGCATCACGCTGCTGCTCAAGCGCCCCTTCGTACATGGCGCCTGGGACTGCTGGCAGGTCTGTGCTGACTGGTACCAGCGTGAGTTGGGCTTGGAGTTTGAAGCCTTCCAGCGCACCGACGGCTGGTGGGAGAGTGCGGAGAACGCCAGCCTGTACGAGGCGAACTACGAGGCTGCGGGGTTTGTGCGCGTCGATCAAGCGCAGCGCGGTGACCTGATCGTCATGCATGTGGGGCGGACGGTTCACCTGAATCATGCTGGGATCTACCTGGGCACTGATACGGCATTGGCCGGAGAAGGGTCGGGCGCGTTTCTGCTACACAACCTATACGGTCGCCCCTCCGAGATCCTCGTCTATGGCGGTCCCTGGTATGACCGAACCCGTCTGATTCTTAGACACAAAGATGCTCAAAACGATTAAAAGGCCCGTTTAGTAAGGCGGGGAGAGATCGTGTTGCGCATCTCATGGACGCAGCATCCTATTTGCTCAG